TTGCTGTATTAGCTACATTGAATGCTGAGTTGGCATAGGAACTAGCTGATGCAGCATTAGAACTGGCTGTATTAGCACCAGCAAAAGCACCATTGGCATATGAACCTGCTGGTATTGCTGTATTAGCAATACCAAAAGCAGAGTTGGCATAGGAACTGGCTGAAGCAGCATTAGAACTGGCCGTATTAGCTCCATCAAAAGCACCATTAGCATATGAACTTGCTGAATTTGCAGTACCATATGCTGCATTAGCTTGGCTAAAAGCAGCGTTTGCTTGACGCCGCGCATATGCAGCACCTGTAAATGTGTTAGATGATTCAAACGCAACATTAGCTTGGTTGAAAGCTGCGTTAGCAAATTGCAACAAGTCGGTGCCGTAACTGGTTATTTTGTAACCAGCAACATTTGCTATAAGTGTACCAACATTGGATTCTGTGGCTGAACCTGGACTTAATATATTCGATGATGGGTCTTCTGCTATATCTCTAAACAACAAGAAATTATTGGAACCAGCTTGGCGAACTAATCCGTGATAAGTTGGTACAGCTGAACCGGCAGTTAATGAAGTACCATAAAAACCTATATCTAAAGTATCACTAAGAACATTATTGTTGGCTAACTTAATTAATGAATCAGTTGTTTGTATGACCGTTGTATTTACGGATATTGTCGTTCCATTAATAAACAAATTTCCAGTAACTGTAACATCACCTGTAATTGTACCACCAGATTGAACATTTAAAGAATTATTTGCTCTCACATAGGCAGAATTGGCATATGAACCTGCTGGTATTGCTGTATTAGCTACTAAGAATGCCGAGTTGGCATAGGAACTGGCTGAATTGGAAGAAGCAAATGCACCATTAGCATAGGAACTGGCTGAATTAGCAATACCAAAAGCACCATTAGCATAAGAACCTGCTGGTGTTGCTGTATTAGCTATAGTGAATGCAGAGTTGGCATATGAACTAGCTGAATTAGATATATCAAAAGCACCATTAGCATAAGAACTGATTGAAACTGTATTGGAACTGGCTGTATTAGCTGTTAAGAATGCTGAGTTGGCATAAGAACCTGCTGGTGTTGCTGTATTAGCTATACCAAAAGCAGAGTTGGCATAGGAACTAATTGAAACTGTATTGGAACTGGCCGTATTAGCAATACCAAAAGCACCATTAGCAAAAGAACTTGCTGTATTAGCTCCAGCAAAAGCACCATTAGCATACAAACTCGCTAATCCTACACTAGTAATGGCCGTATTAGCTGCCACAAATGCACCATTAGCATATGAACCTGCTGGTATTGCTGTATTTGCTACAGTGAATGCACCATTGGCATATGAACTGGCTGATCCTGCATTAGTGATGGCCGTATTCGAAGAAACAAAAGCACCATTAGCATATGAACCTGCTGGTATTGCTGTGTTAGCTTGTGTGAATGCACCATTAGCATATGAACTGGCTGATCCTGCATTAGTGATGGCCGTATTTGAAGAAACAAAAGCACCATTAGCATATGACCCAGCTGGTATTGCTGTGTTGGCTACAGCAAAAGCACCATTGGCATATGAACTGGCTGAGTTAGCTATACCAAAAGCACCATTAGCATAGGAACTAATTGAAACTGTATTAGAACTGGCTGTATTGGCTGTTAAGAATGCACCATTAGCATAGGAACTAGCTGAATTAGCAATATTATATGCGGAGTTGGCATAAGAACTAGCTGAAGCAGCATTAGAACTGGCCGTATTCGAAGAAACAAATGCACCATTAGCATATGAACTAGCTGAATTAGCATAAGAACTTGCCGTATTAGCTCCATCAAAAGCACCATTAGCATATGAACTGGCTGAGTTAGCAATGCCAAAAGCACCATTAGCATATGACCCAGCCGGTATTGCTGTATTAGCTACTGTATATGCTGAGTTGGCATAGGAACTGGCTGAATTGGAAGAAGCAAAAGCACCATTAGCATAGGAACTTGCCGTATTAGATCCAGTAAATGCACCATTAGCATAGGAACTGGCTGAGTTAGCAATGCCAAAAGCACCATTAGCATATGACCCAGCCGGTATTGATGTATTAGCTTGTGTGAATGCAGAGTTGGCATAAGAACTGGCTGAGTTGGATACAATGAAGGCACCATTAGCATAAGAACTGGCTGAGTTGGCTGTTCCATGTGCTGAATTAGCTTGGATATATGCTGAATTGGCATATCCTCCTACTATTTTTACATTTTTATTTTCTTGATTGCCAATGTATGAATATGTCATTTTAACTTATTTCTAATGCACTCATTATAACATCTGATGAAGATGCATCACTGGTCGAAACGGAAATATAATCTCCAGATTCTAGTACCAATTTTTGGTCACCCCCAATTGGAACTAAAGAATTTCCTGGATCTATTGGTACTTTTCTAGCCATATAATAGTTTGAACCGCCTATGTTCACAATAACATTTGCCGTTATTGAAGTTTCTAAATTATTAGATACTGTAAAACCAATAACAGTAGTTTGTACACCCGCGCCAGCTGTATATATTGTGGTAGGACTTATTCCTACAGCTGATTGAGCATAGTTTTTAAAATTGTTTGCCATTTGTAATTCCTAGTATTTTTTATTTATGTGTTAACCTAAAGCTATAGAATATGCTAATGCATCGGATATTGCAGTGTTAGCTCGCAAAAATGCACCATTAGCGTATGAACTAGATGAAGCAGCATTTAAAGTACCTGTATTGGCTGTTAAGAATGCGCCATTAGCATATGAACTGGCTGAAGCAGCATTAGAACTGGCCGTATTAGCTCCAGCAAATGCAGAGTTAGCATAAGAACTTACTGATGATGCATTGGAACTAGATGTATTAGCTATTAAAAATGCAGAATTAGCATAAGAACTGGCTGATGCTGCGTTGGAACTGGCCGTATTAGCTGCTACAAATCCAGAGTTAGCATAAGAACTGGCTGAAGCAGCATTAGAACTTGCCGTATTAGCTCCAGTAAAAGCACCATTAGCATATGAACCTGCTGGTATTGCTGTATTTGCTACAGAAAATGCACCATTAGCATATGAACTGGCTGAATTGGATACACCATAAGATGCATTAGCTTGAATGTAGGCAGAGTTAGCATATGAACTTGCTGAAGCAGCATTGGAACTGGCTGTATTAGCTCCAGCAAATGCAGAGTTGGCATATGAACTTGCTGAATTTGCGGAACCATAGGATGAGTTAGCATACGAACTTGCTGAAGCAGCATTGGAACTGGCTGTATTAGCTCCAGCAAATGCAGAGTTAGCATATGAACTTGCTGATGCTGCGTTGGAACTGGCCGTATTAGCTGCTAAGAATGCACCATTGGCATATGAACTTGCTGAATCCGAATTCAAACTGGCCGTATTAGCTGTTAAGAATGCTGAGTTGGCATATGAACTAGATGAGTTTGCAATACCAAAAGCACTATTAGCATACGAACTTGATGATGCAGCATTGGAACTGGCTGTATTAGCTCCAGTGAAAGCACCATTGGCATACGAACTGGCTGAATTGGCACCAGCAAAAGCACCATTAGCATATGAACTGGCTGAATTGGCAGTGATATAAGATGCATTAGCGTGTAGAAAAGCTGAATTGGCATAAGATCCAGTTGATAATACACCGGTACCAGAATTGGATGAATCAAACGCAGCATTAGCTTGCATAAAGGCTGCATTAGCAAATTGTAACAAGTCGGTACCATAACTGGTTATCTTATAACCGGCAACATTTGCTATAAGTGTGCCAACATTGGATACACTTGCCGATCCTGCCGGCATTACATTCGATGATGGGTCCTGTGTTATATCCCTAAACAACAAGAAATTATTGGAACCAGCTTGCCTCACAAGACCATGATAAGTTGGTACACCAGAACCAGTTGTTAATGAGGTACCATAGAACCCTATATCTAAAGTATCACTGTATAAGTTGTTATTAGCTAACTTGATTAACGAATCTGTTGTTTGTATGACCGTTGTATTTACGGAGGTAGTTGTTCCATTAATGAAAAGATTACCCGTTACAGTCACATCACCTGTAATTGTACCACCTGATTGTACATTTAGTGAATTATTTGCCCGAATGAAAGATGCATTAGCATAATTAGAAGCACTATTAGCCGAATTGAAAGATAAATTAGATTGTGCAAAAGCACCATTTGCATATGAACTAGATGAATTGGCAGTAACATAAGCACCATTAGCATATGAACTGGATGAATTAGCTACACCATAAGCTGAGTTGGCAAAAGAACCAGCTGATGCTACACCAGAACCAGTATTTGCAGCTTCAAATGCACCATTAGCATATGAACTTGCTGAAGATGCATTGGAACTAGCCGTATTCGATGCAGCAAAAGCACCATTAGCATATGAACTTGCTGAATTTGCAGTACCATATGCTGCATTAGCTTGAACATACGATGAATTGGCATATGAACTAGCCGTATTCGATGCAGCAAAAGCACCATTAGCATATGAACCTGATGAGTTTGCTGAATAACGTGCAACATTATCAATACCATAACCTCTAAAACCGGTAGCTTGTATTGTACTATCTGGGAATGTTATATTGCCATTTGCATCAAAGTTCCATGTACCGCCGGTAGTTTGAATATGTGCGCCAGATGGATCAACCCATACAAAAGATTGGTCGGCATTGTTTAATCGTACATACCCAACACCAGCTTCACCATTATATAAATCTAATCCGTTAGTATAACCACTACGTCCAACTTGTCCTATTATTCCCGGTAATGTTAATGAACCATCTTTAGCAAAAGTCCAAAGAGCACCTGCCGCACCCGTATCTGTAATTATCTCTACACGACCATTGGAATATACTTGTGCAAGGCCTCCATCACCGCTCTGAGCAGCAACACCAGTTATATCATTATTGGCATTTGCTGTAATTTTTATTAAATTGTTAGCTTCATTTCCTACTAATGCAGCACCACCAGTAAATTTTACATCACTACCCACACCAGAAAGTATCAATGATCCAATCATTGTATCACCGGATTTACTTACTTTGGTGTTTGAATTAATGTAGGCTGAGTTTGCATACAAACTGGATACATTAGCACCAGCAAAAGCACTATTAGCATATGAACTTACTGAGTTAACTGCACCATAAGATGCATTGGCTTGTATGTAAGCTGAGTTAGCATATGATCCTGCAATAATTACACCAACACCTGCATTAGCTGCTGCGAAAGCCGCATTGGCATGTACATAAGCGGAGTTTGCATAGTAACTAGCGGAGTTAGCATAAGAACTGGCCGTATTAGCACCAGCAAATGCACCATTGGCATAAGAACTAGCTGAGTTGGCTGTGCTATATGCTGCATTGGCTTGTATGTAAGCAGTATTAGAATAAAAGCTAGCTGATGCTGCATTGGAACTGGATGTATTTGTTGCATCGAAAGCAGCATTAGCATAAATACTCGCTGAATTGCCAACAGATAAAGCTGAAAATGCTAATACGAAAGCACCATTGGCATAAGAACTAGCATTATTCGCAGCACCAAATGCACCATTAGCATATGAAGCAACGGAGGCTACGGACGCCGTAGTATTAGCCGATGTGTTAGCCATTTCGAACGCTGCATTTGCTTGAACAAAAGCACTATTAGAATAAGAACTGGCTGTATTGGCTACAGTGAATGCACCATTGGCATATGAACTGGCTGAATTTGCTATAATAAAAGCTGAATTAGTGTGAAAATATGCCGAATTTGCATAAGAACTAGCTGAATTAGCATCACGGTAACCTGAATTAGCATAGGAACTAGCTGAAGCAGCATTTAAAATACCTGTATTAGCACCAGCAAAAGCACCATTAGCATAGGAACTTGCCGTATTAGATCCAGTAAATGCACCATTAGCATAGGAACTGGCTGAATTGGCACTATCATATGATGAATTGGCGTGAACATATGCTGAGTTTGCATATAAACTAGATGTGTTTGCTGTTATGAAAGAACCATTGGCATATGAACTGGCTGAATTTGCAGTACCGTATGCTGAGTTAGCATATTGACCGGTTGAATTCTGTGATACATAGGCCGAATTGGCTTGTATGTAAGCTGAGTTAGCATATGAACCTGCTGAATTTGCAGTACCGTAAGCTGAATTGGCATATGAACCAACTAAGTTAGCTGCGCCGTATGCTGAATTAGCTTGTATGTAACCTGAGTTTGCATATGAACCTGCTGAGTTCGCGGTGTCGTATGCTGAATTGGCTTGTATGTAAGCTGAATTGGCATATGAACCAACTAAGTTAGCCGCACCGTACGCTGAATTGGCATGTGTATATGATGAATTGGCATATTGACCTGTTGTATTCTGTGATACATAAGCCGAATTGGCATGTGTATATGCTGAATTGGCATAAGAACTGGCTGAATTTGCGGCACCGTATGCTGAATTGGCATATGATCCAGCAGCAACTACACCACTACCAGAATTAGCTGCATCAAAAGCTGCATTAGCTTGAATATAAGATGAACTTGAAAACTTTAATAAATCTGTACCATAACTAGTTATTGTATAACCGGCAACATTTGCTATAAGTGTTCCAACATTTGAAACAGTTGCTGATCCAGGAGAAAGTATATTCGATGATGGGTCCTGTGTTATATCCCTAAACAACAAGAAATTATTGGAACCAGCTTGGCGAACTAATCCATGATAAGTTGGTACAGCTGATCCAGCTGTCAATGAACTACCATAAAAACCTATGTCCAAGGTATCACTAAGGACATTATTGTTTGCTAATTTAATTAATGAATCTGTTGTTTGCACAACCGTTGTGTTAACTGTTGTTGTTGTGCCATTGATGAACAAATTTCCAGTAACTGTTATGTCACCTGTAATTGTACCACCTGTTTGTACATTCAGTGAATTATTTGCACGAATAAAAGATGCATTCGCTTGCAGATAAGCTGAGTTTGCATATGATCCTGCAACAATTACACTAGCACCTCCATTAGCTGCTGCGAAAGCCGCATTGGCCTGAGTAAATGCTGTGTTTGCATATATGCCTGTTGTATTCTGTGCTATGTAAGATGCATTGGCGTGAATATGTGCTGTATTTGCATATACACCTGTTGTATTCTGTGATACATATGCCGAATTGGCCTTAGTAAATGCTGTATTTGCATATTGACCTGTTGTATTCTGTGATTCATAAGCTGTGTTGGCCTGAAAATAAGCTGAGTTTGCATAATTACCGGATGAATTCTGTGACACATATGCTGAATTGGCATGAATATAAGCTGAGTTAGTGTATTGACCCGTTGAATTCTGAGACACATAAGAAGAATTGGCGTGAATGTATGCTGAGTTAGCATATTGACCGGTTGAATTCTGCGATACATATGCCGAATTAGCATGTAGATACGCGGCATTCGCATATACTCCAGTTGTATTTTGTGAATCATAAGCTGCGTTAGCTTGTAAAAAGGAACCATTGGCACTCGAAGTAAGGTCAATAGAATCACCTGTGTTTGAGGTAATAATCAAACTACCACCTGAATTACTCAAAATAATACCGTCAATGTCAACAGACCCTGGACCAACAAACAATGATTTGAATGGTTTTAATTTAGATCCCAAGAAATAAGTATTGGCTGTTGATGGAATAATATTACCAGTTATAACCAAATCACCAAGCATTGTATCGCCATTTTTACTCAATTTAGTACCAGCTAAATTGAATGCTGTATTGGACCTAGCGAAAGCACCGTTGGCATAAGAAGCTGCTGGTATTACATTGTTAGCTTGTGCAAACGCAGCATTAGCCTGTGTGTATGCAGTATTAGCTTGTGCAAATACAATATTAGCTAGATTGTATGAAGCATTTGCTCGAGCAAAAGCAAGATTTGCGTTCGCTCTAGCTTCTGTATCTGTTACAGATACTATCAATGAATTAGCTAAAGCAAAAGCTGAATTGGCGTATGATCCAGTTGTTATTACTGCGGATAATGCATTGTTTGAATTTTCTCTTGCAAATACATCAACACCTCCATTCGCAATTGTATTTGCTAATCTGAAGGCCGCATTAGCGAACATCCCCACCGTATTTGAAGAAACTCTGGCAACCACTTCATTAGTGGTAATTTGAATTTGCAGATTTGCAATATTGGACGTTTGAGTTGGTCCTGTGAATTGCGTAATTGATTGCACGGCCGCAGGAGAACCTGGACCAACTCGTACACTAATCTGATTTACTGGATTTACTATAGTTGCCATTATGCGTTAGGACCATTGGAATTAATTACTCCGGTCACACCAGGAGAAACATATATTTGTCCTTCCAATACGCGAGTTACCAAATTAGTTACTGAATCTTTAATATTTACATCGTAGACGTATTTTCCATAAGGTACATTTGCAGTATTTGCTGCAGGCAACGAGAGGAATATTACACCTTCTTCTTCCGTACTGATTTGTGCAGTAAAAGTGAAAGCAACATTAGCTGTTGTGTAAGATTTCTTTGCTCTGGAATTTATAGTGAAGGTTGTTAAGTCATATGGAACTCCAGAATCATCTGTTAACGCCAGACGGGCATTAAAGGATGACCCTTGTTCCATGTATTGGTCTGAATATCCTGCGGCCATTTTGTGTACCTTTTATTTGATTCGTTAACCATATTTATGTTTATTGGTTTGGTATTTTTGATTTTAAGTATTGAACTTCTTCGTTCAATTCTTTAATAGCCTCGATTAACAATCCTACTATATTACCATAGTCAACAGTTAGTGTTTCTTCTTTCGTTGTCTGATCCACATGTGACATTACAACTTCAGGCAATACTTCTAAAACTTCTTGTGCAATTACACCGACCTTTTTCGTTTCAATATCGTCTTTTTTGTTGTAATAAACACCACGCAATTGTAAAGTTTTTTGCAATGCATTATCAATATTTGTTATATTTGTTTTAAGCTTTATGTCAGAGAATGCAACGACGTTACCTGTAGCTGTTAGGACACCTGTAGCAGTTACACCTGCATTAGCTGTAACGAGCCTATCTGCTCCGTTTATTCGATGAAATATACCTGAAGTTGCATTCTGGACCGTGTTCGTTAAATCACTTTGGAATATATTATCAGGATTAACACTTCCACTACCATTTCCATTTGTTCCAAAATATACTGCGCCGGTAGAGGTAATTCTAAATCTTTCGTTGCCTGATGTAGATATAGAAACTTCATCAGTTCTAACAGAACCAATACCTGTATAAGTTGCAGATGGCGCTTGATTAGTCAAGAATCGCATACTGCCATATAAAGACAATTTAGGAGCAGACGCAGGTGTTGTTCCACCAATTGCTACGTTGCCTTGTAAATAATTGTCTGCGGTTCCTGAGAGATATAGATTATATTTACCTGCGCCAGCTGAAACAAGTCCTTTAATACCGTGATTAGATACTGTTCCTGTGGACAAATCGGAAATATATAAACCCGTAGTATTAGATACAACACTTCCACCACCTGCAGCTACACTTCCGGCTATGAAATGATAAGCGTTATCCATAAGTAAACCGGCGGCGGTGTTTATATTACTATAGAAACTTGTATACCAACCAGTCATACCACCACCGGCGGTTCCTTGCGCCAATATACCACCACCCGTGTTCGTACCTGTAACTGTTTTACCAAGAGTAAGATTCCACTGAGATACCCCTACGCCATTAAATCCAATATCACCACCAATGTTGCCTGTAAATGAAGGTGATGTTAATGAAGGTGAAGCACTCAATACAACTGAACCTGATCCTGTAGATGTTTTGACGCCAGTACCACCGGAAGCAACCGGAATTGCCTGTGAACTGGTTATTTGTCCTGCAGCAATATTTGTGTTTAATGTTCCATAATTTGCAAACGATATAGCACCAATGCTATTACTTGTTGGATTCGTTGTTATTCCTTGGAATAGAGTCCAATCACTCGAAGCTGTTCTTACTAGTCCTGTATATTTTGTACCTGAGTTTACATATTGGCCATAAAAACCAATATCAACCACATCTCCTAAATTGTTTGCAGCTAATTCAATTAGAGAATCGACTGTTTGGTATGTTGCAACATTTATGTAAGTTAATGGACCATTAACAGTTAAACTACCAGTAATACCCAAATCACCTATGATTTGACCACCCGCAGTGGTTAGTGCAGTATTTGCTTTACCATATGCAGAGTTAGCATAGGAACTAGCAGATGCAGCATTTAATGTACCTGTATTAGCTTGTACATACGCAGCATTAGCGTAAAGGCCAGTTGTATTAGCTCTAGCAAATGCACCATTAGCATAGGAACTAGCAGATGCAGCATTTAAAATGGATGTATTAGCAATACCAAATGCAGAGTTAGCATAAGAACTAGCAGAAGCCGCATTTAGAGTACTTGTATTAGCTCCAGCAAAAGCAGAGTTAGCATATGAACTAGCTGAATTGGCATCACGGTATCCTGAATTAGCATAAGAACTAGCAGAAGCCGCATTTAGAGTACTTGTATTAGCTCCAGCAAATGCAGAGTTGGCATAGGTACTGGCTGAATTTGCATCACGGTAACCTGAATTAGCATATGAACTGGCTGATGCTGCATTTAAAGTACCTGTATTAGCTGCAGCAAAAGCGGCATTAGCATATACGGATGCTGCAGGTGAACCTGCCGTAAATTGAACTGAACCATCAGTAAAGGTGATACCATTGCCAGTACCTCTAATAACAACATTACCAGAATACACACTGCCACTTACACCAAGACCGCCTGCAATAACAACAGCACCAGTTGTGTTTGAAGAAGATGCTGTTGCATTTGAGAAAGTGTATACTGTTAAGCTGTTAGCTGTTACTGATGTGCCAGTATTAGCCAATGCATTATTAGCTACACCATAAGCTGAGTTGGCATATGAACTTCCTGCTGCAGCATTTAAAGTACCTGTATTAGCTACTAAGAATGCACCATTAGCGTATGAACTGGCTGACGCTGCATTTAGAGTACCTGTATTAGCCTGTGCAAAACCGGCATTAGCATATACAGATGCTGCAGGTGAACCTGCTGTGAATTGAACCGAACCATCAACAAAGGTAATACCATTACCAGAACCTCTAATCACAACATTGCCAGTGTATACACTACCACCTACACCAAGGCCGCCCGCAATAACAACGGAACCTGTGACATTCGAAGTGGATGCCGAATTGTTGGCAAAAGTATACATGGTACTGCTATTAGACGTAACCATGGAACCAACATTAGCTAAAGCATTGTTAGCAGTAATAAATGCTGAATTAGCATACGAACTGGCTGAATTTGCGCCACGGTAAGCTGAATTAGCATACGAACTAGCTGAATTGGATACACCATAGGCCGAGTTAGCATATTGACCGGTTGTATTCTGTGACACATAGGCTGAATTAGCTTGCAGGTAAGCTGAGTTAGCATACGAGCTAGCTGGTATTGCTACATTAGCTTGCTCAAAGGCCGCGTTCGCATGAGCATAAATTGCGGTTGAAATTTTACTTGTTGGAACAGTTGAAATACTTGTAGATGTTGCACTATCAGAAATCATATTCGCAGTCATAATTTGCGAATAGTAAATGCCATTATTTGAATCTAAAATATCCCAATATTTGTTTGATTCGTTCCAACGAATGGATGCATTTGCATTTGGAATACCAGTGGGTTGATTATTTGCAGTACCCCTATTAACACTAAAATAACTTGTGATTGGTGTATAAGTGTTTGCGTTTATTACAAAATTATTTGTTGTATAAACTGTTGTTCCGTTAATTGTAAACGTACCACCAACAGTCAAACCGGCCGATGTTGTTAGAGATTGGAATGCACCTACAGCATTTGTTGCCGAAAGAAGTGTACTCGTAACATACAGTTTAGATACAGAAATATCATTATTTGCAATAAGATAACTAGTATATGTATTTCCTGTTGCTGAAATTGTAGTAGTGTTTACAGTATTATTAGATTGCAAATATCCTGTGTAACTAGTGCCAACCACAGACATTGTAACCGTATTAACTGTCGCGTTAGCTTGTAATGCATTAGTCCAAGTATTGCCAACCACGGATAATGTGGCTGTATTTACGGAAGCATTAGCTTGAACTCTATTAGTCCAAGTATTGCCAACCACGGATAATGTGGCTGTATTTACAACGCTATTAGCTTGTAACTTATCGGTATAAGCAATGTTAGTAACAGATAATGTGGCTGTATTTACAACGCTATTAGCCTGTAACTTATCTGTAAACGAAATATTGGTAACCGATAATGTGGCTGTATTAACAACGCTATTAGCTTGTACTTTATCGATATGAGAAATATTGGTAACAGATAAAATAGCAGTATTAACTGAACTATTAGCCTGTAATCTATCTGTATGAGAAATATTAGTAACAGATATTGTAGCCGTATTAACAGCAGTATTAGACTGAATTACTCCAGTTAAAACATTCGTATTGGCCTGAAGTGTGTTAGTATACGAAACACCTGTGACCGATAGTGTGGCGGTATTTACAACACTATTAGCTTGTAACTTATCAGTATAAGCAATGTTGGTAACAGATAATGTGGCTGTATTTACAACGCTATTAGCTTGCACTTTATCGATATGAGAAATATTGGTAACAGATAGTGTTGCGGTATTTACTGAACTATTAGCCTGTAATCTATCTGTGTGAGAAATATTAGTAACAGATATTGTAGCCGTATTAACTGAACTATTAGCTTGTAATCTATCAGTATGAGAAATACCAGTCACTGAAGAAGTCGCAGTATTAACTGCCGTATTAGATTGAAGTGTGTTAGTAAAACTTGCACCAGTAACGGATATTGTGGCAGTATTAACTGCTGTATTAGATTGTAACTTATCTGTGTAAGAAATACCTGTCACCGAAGAAGTCGCAGTATTTACAACGGCATTAGCTTGTAGTTTATCGGTATATGAAATATTGGTAACAGATAGTGTGGCTGTATTTACAGCGGTGTTAGCTTGTAAAGTATTGGTAAAACTTGCGCCTGTTACTGAAGACGTGGCTGTATTTACGGCGGTGTTAGCTTGTAAAGTATTGGTAAAACTTGCACCAGTAACGGATATTGTGGCAGTATTAACTGCGGTGTTAGATTGTAGTTTATCTGTAAAGGATGTGCCTGTTACAGATAGTGTTGCGGTATTTACTGAAGTGTTAGATTGAATTACCCCAGTTAAAATGTTTGTATTGGCCTGAAGTGTGTTAGTATAAGTGGTACCAAGAACTGATAAAACTGCTGCTCTGATAGCCGTATTAGATACTAATAAGTTAGTATAAGTTTCTAATGTTGCATTTAAATTACCTGTAATTATTGTGTCTTTACCAACACTCAAAGTATTTTGAAGAACTGTTGATTTAGTAACAGTTAATGTATTTGAGATTAATGTTACACCACCTACCGTTAAAGAACCTCCAATTGTAGTATTGTTTGCAACGGCTAAACTTGTTCCTGTATTGCTAGCATAAACTGTACCATTTGCAGTAACAGAACCACTTGCAACCAAGCTTTGTGTAGTGTTTGTAAAATATACTTGTTTACCTACAGTTAAATTATTGTCGATAGTTGCTGAAGAAGCTGTACCTGTAACCAGTAATTGACCTGCAACAATGACATTATTAGCAACAGTTAAAGCAGTACCTGTACCATTTAAAGTCAATGTGCCAGAATCTTTGGTCCAATCGTATTTACCAATAGAATTGATTTCATTGGAACCTGCATTAGTTGCAACGATCCAATCACCAAATGTGTTGGCGTAGCCTAAAATATTAACTGTATTTGCCATCTTAACCTTTTATTAGTAATTGTTGCAACAGGGATTTTATTTCACACATATCCGATTTGATGCAATCTATTTCTGACTTTACTTTATTTATTTCATCTTTTTGCATCTTAACCAACCTAAGCTTAGCATAATACTCATTTTTTTCTGTATTATCAGTAGGCATTAGAGCTCTACTTTCAATATCACGAACAAAATTTGTATTGGTAACTTTTACTAGTTGCATGTTAGATTCCTGTTCCTGCCGGTAATGCTAATGCGCGAATATCTGTTAGGAATGGAACAATGGTATTATCACTTGTTGCCAAAACTACCTTGATTGCAAATTGGATGAATGAATTATACGTCTGGCCTGTTGTGGAATTGGTGTAACTTATACTGTTATCAGCTTGATTACTTGCAAAAATTCCAGGAGCACACTCATATTCATATAGGTCAGTCCTAGATTTGGAGTATGTATTTGGATTTTGGAGAGTGGTCATTAATTGCCAATTTCCAGATTCAAATGTTGAAGTATCGTCAGCGTTTAGAATTTTGTAGTAAACATAAACAGCTGTCCCAGGTGGTTTATAAGCTGTATAGTATACACGCAAATCACCTGAATCATTTCCTGGTGCAAGTACAACTTTCTTTGTGAAGTATTTTGCAATTGAATTACCACCTGAAGGTGAGGTTTCACCTGCAACAGTTATAACAACATTTGCATTTCCGCCGCGAGTTGCAGCATCGGAAATTGTAATTGTTGGTGTGTTAATGTAACCAGCTCCTGATGTGATGGTATAAACTGAAGTAATTGCACCATTTGCATTTGCAGTAAATCCTAATGATGCAGTATTGGAACCAATATCAGGACTTGAAATTGATATTGTTGTTGTATTAACATTATAACCATAACCTGGATTGCTAATTGAAATAATGTTATTACCAATACCCATGTTGTTAATGTTATAGGAAACAGTATACAGTGTAAGACCATCATCGGAAATGATTGGAGACACATCGGAATCATTTGTAACTAATGATGCATACAAAGAGAATGAACTATTTGAGGATCTCAATAGGACTCTTTCTCCATTACCATCGGACAGATAAATGTCTTCATATGTGGGACTTCCTAATTTTCCAGGATTGACTGATTTAACACCTGTCGGAACATTTCCGGTACTTAATGTTGTAGCATATGTATAATTAATATCAGTTCCTGAAGGTGTGAAATCTGTTGTAGTGATGTTTAATGCATGATAATTTTTATCTAGTGAATAGTTTCCAAATAGGTTTGAAGCACTATTTGCATCTAACTTATTCAAAATTTCTTGACTTCCCATTTTTCTATATGGTAGATTTTTAGGAATAATAAAAGGTATTGAAACTCTGTCAGTTGAGAATACACATTTTTCCATAACAAACATCATAGATTTAGTTTGGTCTGCTGACCATGTTATACTATTTTGTGATTCAAATAGAGAACCAATATAAGGTGAAGCCGTAATTTTTGTCGGACTGGCTGGATTTGGATCAGACACTTTAGCCTTCGCTGTAGAAGGTATAGCAATTTGATTTTGTTGACCGTAATAAACCAAATAATCTTTCGAAGAAGATTTTACAATGAAAGCATACATAACACCCGATTGAATATAAACAGGTGCAGGGAAAATAAATTCAGTATAAGAAGATGGATCCAAATAATGTGGTGTAGTTGAAACATTAACCTTACTTGGTTCTAGGTATACAGTTGAATAGTCCAACGTATCTCCTGTTGGATAACCATTAAGTGTGGGAACAACAGTAAGTCTGACTGGAGAATTATCTGTAGCTTTTGAATAGAAAAATAATTTAACTGAATATAAGAAAATTCCATTAGGATAATTTTCTTTAGAAACAATAAAAGTCTGGGCAAGTGGATCTGAATTCTGTGGCGGCGGTGGCGGTGGTGGTGGCGGCGGCGGTGGAGGCGTCAAGTCCCAACTTCTTGTGGTGCTACTTCTATTTGAACTAATAAATTGATTTGATAACTCACTCACCTGTGTAAACACTGAGCTGGATGAATCTAATGAAGGTGCAAAATTTACTTGTTGTGATACTGTCGATAAACCGGAAGCAACAAATGTAGCTTCAGCTATTGTTGTTGCGGTTGATGGCTGAGTTGCAACAGTTCTGTTATCTATACGAAACACTCTGCTACCTGTTTTGAATACTCCAGGTGGTATATTGAAAACAGCAACAAAATTACCAGCTTCATCTGTGGATGGTTTAGCTAGTGAAGTTCCTGCTTGAACTGCAGCATTAATTTTACTTAAATTACCACTAATTGAATAAACAGAAGTTATATCTCCACCTATTTGTGAATTTGTTCCTAATGATAAATTAACAGGTGTGGATAATGTGACTAATTTTGTTGCGTTACTGTAGGCGGTAATAGTTGAATTGAATGTCTGAGTTTTACTGTAATATCTGTTATTGAATATATAAACATATTTTGAAGTTACACTTATAGTTGAGCCTACATAATAATCTGAAATATTGGACGCAGTTGATGGATCTAATCTTAATTGTGTGGCATCAATGAACCATTCACCACCACCAGGCAATATAGATTTTGTACCTGCATTTACATATGAGATTGGTGGATTGATTGTTGAATAAACAATATTACTTCCAGAATCTTTGATCGTCATACCAAAAGCTGAGGTTGTTGTACCTGAACTTGTCGCAGAAAAACCAATTCTTACTGTAGCTGGAGCAGTTGCGACTGTATATGTGAATGTTGTCGTAGATGCGGGTGTGCTTGATAAGGATGCACCAATACTTGTTCCATTTGCATAAACAAAAGCGCTGCCAGATGCACCAACTTCTATGGTATATGTTCCTGCCGTTGTGAATGTTACCGGCGAAGTGAAATTAAATGTTGTTCCGTTAGTTGCATCACCCCAAATACCATAATTGTTAAGTAGAGTTGAATAGTTTTGTACTACTGGTGTTCCATATAATTGAGTTGTTGTTCCACTATTTAATGTGTTAGACCAACCTCCTCCAACACCACTGATTGATCCTGATTGACTTATGTTTACTATTGCTCCAGCCGGCACGGTTCCTGATGCAGAAGAAGAAACATAATTACCACTAACGTCGAAAAATGCATTTCTTAATATTGTTGATCCTACTGCATTTGGTGCGCCAACTATATCTGCAACATATAAACGAACTTTTGATGTATTTGGATAATAATATACGTTAATTACTCGAGCAACTGGATAAAAAACATTTGCTATGTAGAAACCAACAATATCATCTTTGTTGAATGTTCCAGATACAGCAGTTAATTCGATGGTATTTGGATTAGACAAATATTTAGATACATCTACACCATCAAAATATGTTGATACATTTGAATTAACTAACATATTTGTTGCACTAATAACAATTCTTTGACTTCTAATGTATGGTAATATTGCAACATTTGTCAAATAACCATTATTCATTGCAAAAGTTGAAGATGATGGATTATAAGCACCTGAAAGAGTATTTTTTATCTGATTAACATAAGTGTCGGTTACTATGGTTGTTGTTGCTGACCCCACAACTTGATTTCCTGTTGTACTTGTTGATGTAGTGCTTTTAAAGGTTGTTGTTCCTGGTATTGTTTGATAGTCACCTGAACTTAATAAGTTAACGCCATTACTGGATTGATAAACTTGGAAATTAGGATCAGTTATTAGAATTGCAGGAGATTCGTTGTTATCTACCCAATTATCCATTGGAGGATTTAAATTTAGAATACCTTCAGTTACTGAAACATTGAAAGGATTAACCGAAACTGTACTGCTTGCAAGTGGTTGATATGCAACATTTTCAGTTGTAAATGGTAATGTGAATAGATTAGTTTGAGCATTATTGATGCCACTAATGCTATAACTGCCTGTATTTGCTATCGTACCTAAACCAGCAAGAACGACAGGATTTTGTAATTGAAAATTTTCAACAGTTTGCAACGCCGACATTTGATTTTTGCGTACATTAATGTTTGCAGCGTAGTCTGGATTATAAGTATCTGCTGTTCCAAATGATGAAAAATCATCAACTAAAATACCATTTTTAAATCTATTCAAACCATTAGCATCAGGAATTTGTTGAGAACTTGCTTTCGATTCTAAAATACTTAAAGATGTATAGTATTCCAAATTATTAATACGGGTTTCTAAATCTGTAATGTCTTCTTTAGCCCAACGCTTGTGAATAATCTTATTAATAGATAGGTTAGAAATTGTACCTGGAGTACCTTCACCTGGAACAAAAGCTGTATAAGCGTCATGTGAGAGATTTGCTATTACTAGAGAACCGGCAGGTTGATTTGGAAAAGAAGGATTGACAGAAGGTGTTCCTTGAATAATATTGAAACTCTTATCTTTTGTTAATACCAATTTATCTTTTCTAGCCAAATAATATTGATAGAATCCTGAAAAATTTGATAAATTATTCGGTATTAACATACCAATATCATTACTGGAAGTTTGAGATCCTGAATATTCCCAAATATAGGCAGTCTGGCTATTTACACGGCAAGGCCTGAAATCAATACAATCACCTAATGTATATTTAACACCGTCATTAGCTGTGTATGTTCCAATTTGTGCATAAGCTTCAGCTGAACTCGATACGCCACCGTATGTTGATCCTGAAGTATTGTATGATTGAATGCTAAAGTAACCATCACCAGATGAAGCTTGACTATGTGAATAGTAGTCCACAACAACTAAGATGTTGCCTACTGGGCGAGGTGCACCTGGAATTAATGATACAGATGCATGGTCATAAAAATTGTCTCTTTGGCCGTTGTCTAATTTATAGTAGGAAGTAACATCTGTGTAATTTGACAATGAACCAGTTGGGTTTGTTCCTGCTACACCCGAATCAAAAACTTTTGTAATTTTCTTAACGTCATTTACATATAAAGATATTTTTCCAGTTGTGGTAACATCTGAATTTTTAATTGTAATTTGACCTTTTGTTAAGTCCTGATAAGAATTTGTACCCGCAATTGATGCGAGTGTACCAACAATTGTGGTATTTCCTGTAACTAAACTCTTAGATTTTAAAACATAACTCGAAGAATCACCACTACTCACTTGAACTTGTGCGATAATTGTAACATTTTTATTTGTTCCAACGCCTGATCCAACAGTGAAGGTTGCTGTGGTTTTATCGCCTGAAATGGAAATTGTATTACCTGATGTGGTAAAATCCATAACACTTCCTGTTGAATTATCAATAACCATGAACAGTTGTTGAGCTGATGAACTGTCTAAGGTTCCAGAACCTGTAAATTTTAATGGATTGCTTGCATTTCCGGAAGTAGATTGTAGCGTTAATGTTGTACCAGTAAATGTTTTTGATCGGTATACTCTTTGTGTGTAATATGATGTTGTAATCAACTGAGCAACATAAGGATATCCAATTTGATATATTACTTCAGGTGATACTTGAGAGAATAATATTGTTTGAGAATTTGCAAGGCCGTTAACTTTTCCACTGGTGGAGTTAATATTAACATTTGCAGTTGTTGCATATGAACCTGAACCTGCGGTTTTAATAATAGACTCAACATCAGTGCCTCTGAATATTAATGAAAATATTGAACTTGCTGTAGGTGAAACTGTAAACGGATAATCAACAGTTGCTGTTTTGGTGGAACCATTATAACTAACAATATTTCTAACATCAATTAGACCACCTGTATTCATACTGACGGTCATATCATAATATGCATTTGCAACAGGTGAAAAAGAACCAGTTGTATCTGTAATGGTAAATGTATTTGTGGTACCTGAAGTAACATTTCCGGTTAATTTGTTTGCGGAAAAATCTGAAATATATGCATTGTAAACATAAGATTTTGTATTTGTTCCAGTTCCTGAAGCGTATTTTAGATTGCGAATAAAAGCTGTACCCGCCAAAGTGGCTGAATAAGTTTTGGTATTGGTCGAAATGACGTTAGCTGCAGGAACACAATGCAAATCAACTTGCGGCATTGTTGAAATGTCGAAAACGCCATTTGCAGTATCGACAACAAAATAATTTCCATAATCAATAAAGACGGGATTATTACTAATATTTGCAACAGATTGAGCTCTGTCGTTTGTTAATTTAATATCAGATTGGCTCTCAACTCTATAACCGTGAACATATGCAACACCTTTACTAATGTTTAAATCATATTCCGTTGGTGATATTGAGTTTGCTGATGGTGTCAGTTTAAAATCATTAACGATATAATCACCGTTTGTTTCATAATCACGTTTTGCAAAGTAATCATCGATGGTTGAATATACTGTACCATCAACTTGTTTTGAGATTTTACCATTTTCAATACGAACCAATTCAATAAAATTGTCATCATTACCTAGTGTTAATGGCAGTGTTACGAGTGTTAAGGTAATAACATAACGGTCTGCACCTGGCGCTTGATAATTTGAAGCACCAACCGCCGGATCTAATAGAGAAGAATCATTTATATAATCATAAATTGTTTCTGTAATTTGCAGACCAATTCTATAAGATGGTGTATTATCATATTTGTTTAGTATGATTGTTTGTGGATCAACTTGAACAAAATTACCAATTGAATATTTAATACCTGTGGTGTCTGAAACGGAATAACCATTAACTACATAGAAAACACCACTAGAAATTGAGGCAACAGAAGATGATCCTGTTGATATATTTGTTGTTGTAGATGTTATAACAGAAGCGAAATATGTTGGACCACTTGCTGTTGTAAGAACAACTTCATCTGTAAATTTAGCACCCGACAGATATGATATGATTAATGTTGGAGGATCACCAGCAACGGAACCACTGGCTGTTGACTCGGATGTGGCTAAAACTCTAGCGAGAATTGTTCCACTTGCATCTTGAATTAATTGACCTGCAAAATTTTCTGCAACAACAGTTATTCCATTATATGTGTTATTCAATTTAATAAAATAACAATTTTGGTTAACCGTTACTTGGCCACCAGAAACTGGAGTATTTGTGGAAAAGATCGATGATGCAAAATTTGAAATTTGATTTTGCAGAATGGTTTGAGATTGCGTTAATTCACGAGCTTGGACCGCAGAACCTGGTTTGAAAAGTATACGGTGAAAGTTTTTTGATGGATCAAAATCGTCAAAATATGGGCTAACATTGAAATTTAAAGACATTTTTTTCCTTTAGTATCCTAGTACAAATTTAAATTGTTCGATGCCATCATTACTTCTTTGAACACCAACTCTATTATCAACATAGGTTATATATCCTGAGAATGGAATGAGAGAAGGTTCAGTTACATTGAAAACAACCCTAGAAGCGCCTGTGGTTACACCAAGAATTGTTTGGCCAACAGTATAATTTCCACTTGTATTTATCAACTGTAAAATATTACTTGATGTGTTAAAATTTAAAACTGTTCCATAGTAAGTTACATTACCATTTGCATCTTTTTGTTGCACAATCTCACCGGATGTATATACATTTCCTTGACCAGAAGAAAGTAAAAATTGTGTAGTTGTATTATAAATTGCGCCATTTGCTAACACAGGACCTGATGTTCCATAAGTTTGTGGATTGACAAGTATACCAACTTGATGATAGTTTACACCAGTTGTAGGTAAAATTCCATTTTCTGTTCCGTTAAA